TGTTCCGCAAGTTGATTGCCCAGTGACGAATAAGTTTTGTCAAGGTATTTATTACCGGGAAATCTTTATGCCGGCTAGTTCGTTTGTTATTGGCAAAAAGCATAAGACGCAGCACTTTAACATCATCCTGTGTGGTCGCGCAAAAGTTCTTATGGATAACCAGGTTCACTATATTCAGGGACCTGATTCATTCATATCTGAGCCAAATGTACGTAAGGTTTTGCGTGTTTTTGAAGACATGCGTTGGGTTACAATACATCCGACTGATTTAACAAATGTAGAAAAGCTTGAGGAACTTTTGGTTGAAGAACCCGAAGGTTTCAAAAAACAGGAACTGGAGGTGCTATGTCATTTGCAATAATCGCAGTAAGTGTTTCAGCAGTAGGAACCATTGCTGGAACAGCTGTTAGTGCTATTGGAGCATCAGATGCTGCAAATGCTCGTGCACAAACAGACAGATACAATGCACAGGTTCAGCAGAATAATGCAACTGCTGAAGCGCAACAAAGTCGTTTTGATGCACAACAGATTGCTGAAAAATCACGCAAACAGATTGCGTTACAGCGTGCTGCAATGGCATCATCTGGTTTTGACGTGAATAGTGGAACGTTTAATGATGTTTCTTTCGACACAAAACGTCGAGGAGAACTTGAACGGTTATCAAGAATTTACCAAGGTCACTTGGCTGCAAATAATTCAGCAGACCAAGCTGCTTTGTTTACTGCTCAAGCTGGTAACGATCTTGCTGCTGGTCAAGCAACAATACTTGGTGATGCTTTTCAGGGATTAGGACAACTAGGTCAAGAAGCAAGTAACCCCGCTTTATACAAATAATATGCCTACTGAGATTCCAACGTTTGACGAGCAACTTTCACTGGGTGTTCATGCTGAGACTGGACCAACAGCAAATCCAGAACAGTTTGGTGCACAGGTTGGTGAAGCCATGCAGACCATGGGCAATAAGATTGTCGAAGGTTCTAGTAAAATCACGGACCTTGCTTCAATGTTTGGTCACATGCAAGCGCAGCAGTACGTGTCTAAAACGATGATGGACCATCGTAATGCTGTTGACAAATACATGGCAGATCCGAAGAATTATACTGATCCGAATTTTTCGAAAAATGTTGATGAAATGCTGAAAGGTGGATTGGTTGATGCACAAAAGAATGCTCCTAATCTTCTTGCACGTAATCAGGTTACGATTGAGTATAATGACTTGCATGCGAATAGATTGGAATCCGCTTATCGCACGCAAACTGAAGTGTCACTTCAGAAATCATTTAATGATTACGCCATTGCGCCAAATGCTTTACTTGATAACTGGCGCACGAATCTGAACAATCCAAATGTTGATGCTACTGCTGAAACATACAAGCAAACTGATGAGTTGTTCAAAAACATTGACCGCACTTTGGGAACTGTAGCTCCTCAAATGGCGAGGGAACTGAAAGACCAGGTTACCAGTCAAATGGCCTATGGTGTGGTGAACAGCAATCCTGACCTTGCTGAAAAGATTTTGAATCGTGGTTACCTCGAAGGTCGCACCCGGCACTTTCTAGAGGATGCAATTCAAACTGCACGGGGTGCACAGGATTTGAGTGCCAAGCAAACTGCTTTGGATTTCTCTTCTGGTCTTTTGAAGAAAGCTGAAATGTTCCCAGACCAGGTTATTCAGGGACCTGATGCCAAGTATTTCGAAGCTCATGGATTCAAACCCAAAGAAGCTTCTACAATGGCAGCGAAGATTCAGTCTCAGTTGGATGTGAACAAGGATTTCGCTACTACCCGTGATTCAATCACTGGCATGAATGAAACTGGTTTGCTGAAAAAGCAAGACGAACTTTACAATAACTTGAAGTCCCTGGATGCCAATTCAGACAAGTTCAATCATGATTCGCAGGTGTTTGGTCGCTTACAGAAGTTCATTGAGGAGTCTCGCACTGTAATGCACGAAGACCCGATTAAGTATCTTACACAGTATAATAAAGAGATTTCGTCTGCTGCAGCGGCTTACCGCGACAATCCTTCACCAGATAAGTTCAATAACATGGTAAGCATGCAGTTAAAATACCAGGGTGCTGCACCTGTTAATTCAGAAGGTGTTGCTGCCGACGGTGACCATTACCTGAATCTTGCGATGCACGAACTTCATGTAATGGATAAACAGACTGCCGAGTCTTCTGTTAAAGACATCATGGGATCGGGACCTAAGACTGCGGGACAAAAATTGCATAGTATTATACAACAATATCAACCCGATGTCCAAGGGATTGCGCTAAGTGACCTAATGAATCACGGTAAATTACCCATTGAGACCTATGCAATGGAGAGAACATTTGGTGCTCCGTTCTCAGATAAACTTAATGGAAGCATCCTTATGGCAAAAGAATTGCGTGAATCTGTTGGTCGTCAAAAGGGTTCTACTGAAGCTGATTTAACTAAACTGCTTGACGCCAATACCACCTGGTTAGATTGGAGCAAGAATACTGCAGCAGATAATTTTCAACGACAAGATGTTGTTGCAGGATTCCGCAGTGCTATTCAAACACATGCACTTGGAATGATTCAAGAAGGAACCAGTCCAAAGGATGCGATTAAACAAGCTGTTGAAGAACTTACACAGTGGAACCATGAAACCGTTCGTGTTAATGGTCGTTCAATGCAGGTGATTAAGAACCAATATACAGGTTCTGCTGAGGCATTTGAACACGCTGTTCGTGATTCTATTAACACCCTGGATATAAACAGGATAAATTTAGTCAATGATAATCACAGTCCAATTTTTCCCGTTGCATTAATGGCAGGGCATACTGAGGTTCAAAATGAAGCTATTCGCAGCATTTTGGCAACAAAGGTATTCCCTAACCTGAATCCAGACGGAGCATCATATTCTCTATATGTACGTGGTCAAGGAAACGATTTTCAATTACGAGATAAAGAAGGCAAGCCCCTGAACATGTTGATTAAAGATTTACCAACTTACAAAATGGATGGAGTTCTTGGTGAATCAATAGAGTTTCAACGTGGTGCATTCACAACACATTGGCCAAGTCGTCCAGTGAATCCAGCACTTGAACGCCTTACTAGGAGTAACTAATGAGCGACGTATTACCACAAATCGAACCAGAGACACAGGGTCATGTAACTAAACTTGACGTCGGGTTAGGTTCATTTTTACAGCATTCTTTTCAGGCTGGTCAAACTGATTCAATGATGCGTGCAGTCAGTAATACTACTGAAGACATGCTTGCGAATCATCCTGGTAATTCCAAACTGCTTGACCCAGACACTGCCACTGAAAAATATGGTGTCGGTGACTTAAAGTTTAAGCAACCTATTCAAGAAGAACTAGCTGCGGCAATGTCTGAACGGGAGAAGACTAAAATGGACCATCAGATGTTTCTTGCGTCTGGCACTACTAAAGGTCGTTTTCTTCCTGGTATGGCAGCAAGTATTCTTGGTGCTACTGCAAATCCACTTGACTTCGGGTCAATGTTTATTCCATTTGTTGGTGAAGGTAAAGTTCTTGAAGAAGGTTCAGTTGTTGCACGAGCCCTTTCTCGTGGATTGATTCCTGCTGAAACTATTGCGAAAAGCGGAATTCCACTTCCAAAGTTAGTTGGTTCAATGGCACAAGCAGCCATTTGGGGTGGAATGGCTGACGTTCCCAAGATGTATGAAGCACATATCGAAGGTCAAGAACAACCACATCTCGGTGCTGATATGCTTGGTCAAGTTGCCTTTGCTGGTATTCTTCATGGTGGTCAAGCAGCATTTGCCGGTATTCTTCATGGTGTTGGTGAAGGTCTAAAGTTTCTTCGTCCTGAAACTCATGAAGCAATGTGTAAACAAGCAGTTAATGATTTCTTGAGTGACAAGGAGTTTTCTGCTCATACCTACATTCCGATGGATGAGCATGTATTGCAGTTCCAAGCAGTTCAAAAAGAAATCGCACTACGTCATGAAGCAGAAGGTTCCATTGACTTGAAAAAGATTGCTGAAGATTTCAAGGATAAGAATCTTGAGTATTCAGTAAATGCAGCACTGCGTCTTCCACCAGATGAACACGGTGAACAAGCAATTCATACTGGACCAACACACTGGGCTATTCCAGGTGCTGATGAATTTCCTGAAGGAACTGAACGGGGTATGTGGACGAATAAGGGAAGATTTGTTTCAATGGAAGAAGCAGAAAAGCTCCACGGTCTTCCTCAGTCAGAACATCCTACATCTGAAAACATTCTTTATGGCGCTGAATCTCACGATGAGATGAGTCCGAATGAACGAAAGGTTTATTCAGATTTGTTGGATAAGGGATTTTCAGATTCAGATGCAAGGGCTACGGTTAATTCTGAACGTAAAGAAAAGATGGAAAAAGCTTTCTTTAGTAAACCCGAAGTCCAAGCAGAAATTGAAAAGCAGCGCCAAGTTGCAATCGATAAGTGGGTTGAAGATAAGAAGAAAGAACTTGCGAATCCAGTGAGCAAGGAAACGTTGCAAGCAGCTGCCGAGAAAACAGTTGACGATAAAACTGTAGAGAAGTATAATGGGGATGATACTCACTTGAACAAAATGCTTGATGAAGATTTGGAAGGTCTTACTGGTGATAAACCGGAAAAACAAGATGTGAATCCAGACTTCATGAAATATCAAGAACTTACTGAATCAATGAAAGGTAAGTCACTTGACGAAGCACATGACATTGCTAAACAAGTAAACTATTTAAAGAACAAATATGGTGGTGCAGTTCCCCCAGAAAAGATGCCCATTCCAAATGCTATCGATGCTGCACTCGGATGCCTAATTAAGAAAATACTATGAGCTCTCCTTGTAATCCAAATGTTAGTTCTGCCGGTAACCTATCTGAAGCAGATTCAGAAGCACTGCTTCAGCAAATGTCTAATCGAGCGAAGATTCGTTCGAATGAAATGGGAATACCGATTCAAGATGCGTTGAAAGAAATTGCTGGTGAAATCAAGGCACAGCAGGATACGATGCAGAAAATCTGGCAACGTAATAACTTGCTCAATCTGCAAGCGAAGAAGAACATGAAGGATTTGGCACGCCGATTCCCCACATTTGGTGAGGGTTTGAAGGCACTACTTGTTGGTTCTAATAAACTGCGTCAGGCGGCTCGCTTGTCTGTGGATTACCAAGCTAAGTTCAATAACAACAAGTATTTCAGCAAGTTCATTTCGAATCTGGAAAAAGATGGTGTGCTTGGAGATTTCAAGAAAGCTGACCCAGAATTCGTTCAAGATGTTTACCGTGAGATGGGTGGAATGTCTCCAGGACAACCTGCAAAACAGGTAACGAAAAATGAAGCGGCATTTAAAGTTGCCCAACATCTCGATAACCTGTATGCTGAAATGATTGCACGCCAGAATCGTGCAGGTGCTTTCATTACCCGCATGCCTGGTTACATCATTCGTCAAACCCATGATATGGCGGCGATTCGCTCGATGGGTTCGTTGGGAAACAATGCTCAGAGCAAGCAAGAATCTTTCCGTGGCTGGTGGGACTTTACCAAACCACTGCTTGACATGGACAAAACGTTTCAGGGGACTGACCCGGAAAAAGTTGGTCGCATGATTCATGAAGCCCTATATACCGGTAAACATGGTCCTGCACATGAAGAAAACGATTTAGGTTATGCTGGCAAGTTCAGTGACCTTGGAAACAAGATTTCTAAGGAACGTGTTCTTCACTTCAAGGATGCCGATGCAGCATACAAATACAACCAGGCATTTGGCGTAAAGAACTTCCGTGAAGCAGTAATTTCAGACATCCACACGCGCTCACGTCAAATCGCCTTGCTAGAGAATCTTGGACCGCACTTCGAGAGGAATTTCGAAGAAGTAATCAATGAACTGGAACAAGAAGCACGGACACATGAGAATCCAGATGCTCACATGTCTTCATTGAAAGATTGGAAGCTTAAAGCGGATTTCAACGAAGTCACTGGTAAGAATGAATTCTCGGCGAATCCTACCTTAAGCAAGTTCACTAACTTTTTGAAAGTGAATGCCCAACTCAGTAAGATGGGTGCCGTGGTTCTTTCCAAGGTGGTTGATGCTGGTGCGATTACTTCTGAAATGGCACACAATGGAATGGGAGCCCTATCGACCCTGGGGAAGGGATTACAGAACATGATTCATATGACACCGGATGACCGAGCATTTGCGCGGCAACTCGGTGTTGGCGTTGAATCGCTTTTAGGAAATGCTCTTTCACGATTCCACGAGCATTCATCTGTTTACGGATGGACTCATACAATGCAGAAACATTTCTACTCAATGTCCCTGTTACCCAGGTGGAATGATGCCTTGCGTTCTTCTGTAGCCACATCATTGGCAAACAATTTAGGTGAACATGCTCATTTACCACACGAGGAACTTCCAGGAGAATTAAAGAACATCCTTACACAGTATGATATAACCCCGTCACGCTGGGAACATCTTAGGTCCACGGTTTATGACCATAATGGGTCTAAGTTCATTACACCTGACATGATTCACACTGCTGACCATAAGTTAGTAGATTTGGTAACTTCCGAGGGAATGAAACCCACTGACGCCAACATTGCGAGGATGCGGGATAAGTTGGAAACATCCCTCGGAACTTATTTTGCAGACCGTGCAGATATTGCTGTTCCGACACCTGGTGCCAAGGAACGGAAGTTTGCTACGTTTGGAACACAAGCAGGAACTCCTTTAGGAGAAGCTGTTCGTATGGCAATGATGTTTAAATCGTTTCCTATTACAATCATGAGCAAGATTCTTGGTCGTGATATATATGGTAACGGTGCTGATACAGTGAAGCAGTGGATTGCTAACGATACCAGGGGCAAGTTTAACATGGCGATGACGATTGCTATGATGACTGCGGCAGGATATGTATCACAGGTTCTGCATGATGCAACCAAGGGCAAAGGTCCATTGCCGCTTGTGAATGACGGAAAGATTGACTGGGAAAACGTTCAGAAAATCATGGTCCGTGGTGGTTCATTAGGTCTGTTTGGCGAATCAACCATGGGTGAGTTTTCCGGTCAGTATCGTTCTTATCTTGAGTATGCTGCTGGTCCGACATTCGGACAAGTTGATAACTTGTTCAACATGAAAAATGCTGTTGCCCAAGGTAAGAATGTGAGTTGGCCAGCGACAAAATTACTCCTGGATAACACTCCGTTTGCTAATTTGTTTTACACTAGACCAATCATGGATTATTTTATATTATGGAATTTACAAGCGATGTTGAGTCCTGGGTCGCTTGAGCGTAGCGAGTCAAGAACCGAAACGCAAAATCACCAGAACTTTTTTATCAAACCAAGTGAACACATGAGGAACTAATTATGACACAAGTAACTGTTACAGGAACTTCCACCAAGATTGTTACCTCAGGTAACAAGGACATGTTGGTGATTTACAACAACGACACCCAACCGATTTTTCTGTGTTTCGATGGAGCATGTGATTCCGTTGCTGGAACCAACCCACTGACAACTGCGAATGGTTTTCCAGTTGCTGCTGGTAGCTTCATTGCACTGAACAATGATTCTTTTCGCAATGTCTTCAGAAATGAAGTCTGGGCGATTAGTCAATCTGGTTCTGCTGACGTCCGCATTCAAGGAGCATAACATGAAGAACTTACTCACAACTATCTTATTGTCCCTGGTTTGCTCGCTCCAAGCCGGTGTCACTGGTGGTTCTAGCAGCTCCTCCTCGGGCGCGGTGACGAATGGCCAAGTGGGTTTCTTTTCGCCTGCCGCAGTGCCGTCGCTTTATCTCTGGCTATCGCCTGACCAGTTCGTCGCGCAGGGTTACACCAACGGCACGCCGCTGACCACGTTGCCGGACATTAGCGGCAAAGGCAACAACTTCGGTGTCACTACCAATTATTCGCCCGTGTATTGGTATTCTGATGCCATTGGTGGCTCGCCGGGATTTTACTTCAATGCAATTTGTGACGGCGTAGGCAACTACGTTTCCGGCGGCACTTTTGCCACAAATTCCTGCTACCAACAGAATTTCAACACCAACAGCACGATGTTTATCGTGTTTCGTGATGTGGCGGAAAATGGTTATGCAACTTTTGTTACAGCGGGAACAAATGCGAACGGTTGTTTCAACATCGGCGCAAATGTGGTTGTGCAAACAAGCACAGGCGCGGGCGGTGTGCGCGTGCAGCCAGTGACGCAGACTGCTAATTTACAAGGCGAAGGGCGAATCAATGTCCTCGCCTTACGCATCACTAACACTGTTGGAACCTTGTGGCTCAATGGGCGACTGGCTTCTGGCGGCAACGCGGTGCCGTTTAATAGTGGCTATGGCGGGATTTTGGGCAACTGGCTGACGCTTGGAGGATTTCGCACGGCGGATTATGGCTTTACCGCATCCTACACTTTTGGCGGCTATATCGGTGAATATCTGATTTACACCAACGCTTTGACCGATGCTCAAGTTGCGAGCATCAACGAATGGCTCACTATCGAAATTCATCGGCGCAATGGTTCTATTGTGGTTGATGGCGATTCGGTTTCTTTTGGCACCGTCGCCAGCTATCACACGAATTTGGAATACTGTTTCACGCGATTGTTTCCGCAGTTCGACATTGACACCGTTGCGGTAGGCGGACGCACTTCTGGAGCACAGCTTACAAACCAATACGGCTGGATTAACACAAAACGCCCCAGCCAGAGCAGCGAAGGGATTGTTTCTTACCTAATCGGCGTGAACGACACCGGCCTTTCGACCAATACGATTTACACGAATATCATGCTTTACGCGCAATCGGCATCGGCGGCGGGTTGGCGCGTGATTGTCCACACGCTGCCGGACACCAGCCGCACAAATAGCGGCGCGGGAAACCCATCGGGTGGCTGCGATACAAACGGCTGGCTGGCGAATCTCAACACACTCATCCGCAGTAATTATCTCAACTGGGGCATTTCGCCCTACAAAATCGCGCTGGGTGATTACGCCTCGGACACCAACATCGGCACGGCGGGTAGCTACACGAACAGTCTGTATTTTTACACGGACGGCGTTCACATGTATGGGCCTGCGTTTGACCTGATGACGCGCAAATACGATGCGCCCAAGATTCGGGCTTGGTTGAGCGGGCTTTCGTCGCTGGCCTCGACCAATGCCATTTTCCAATGAAACCCTTGTCTCCATTTTGCTAAATGTTGCTAACTTTCACACTAGCTTTTAATCTCGTGACTAATGCAACATCATATCAAATTGTTTCAGCAAAGTCCCATGCTGTATTAGTCACTTGCACTAATTCTCCAGTAAAGGTTAGAGCAACTGCTGGAACATCTGTATATGCAGTTGCCTTAAACAAAGCCGGTGTGTCGAAACCGTCTAACACGATTCTGTTAAAATGATTACGTTTTTATTCGAAACTTTATTGGGAGGAACAATGGAAAAAATGCTTAAGCATAACAACAGTCTAACTGGAATCAACACTGTTCTGTTAATCATTATTGCCTGGTTAACATATCAGAACCATCAAGACATTGCTTCACAGCATGAACAGATAGTAGAATTTCGTGCGGCACTGCACTATAAACTGAATACGGATGTGCCATATAACAACCGCACAGAAGGTTTCTTACGGAGTAAAGACGTTGCCTTAACACGTAAGGAAGAAACAAACAACAAACAAAACTAACATGAAAAAACTCGCATCATTTATTATCCTGTGTCTGCTTACCATTGTGGTAGGTTGCGCACATGCTCAAACCAATACAGCCCCTGTCACTCCGTTGGCCCAGGGGCTTACTCCTGAACAACTTGCCAAAGTTGATTCGTCCATTCAGACTGTGGTTCCACTGCTTCCTGCCTCTGCTCAGAAGTATGTTGCTGCTGGTATCGGGCTCTTAAGCATCTTGGCCTTTGCTGGTCGTGCCGTTGTTGGTTGGAAAACTGGCGGTTTCTGGGGTGCATTCCGAGGTGTCTTTGGTGGCACAAACACCTTGAAGCTATTGCTGCTTGGAGCAATGATTCCTGCAATGTTGTTGCTGACTGGTTGTAACACTGTTCAAGTTGTTGATTTCAGTAAAGGAACTGGACTCGACCTTACTCTTCCGCTGGGTTACAATGGAGCCAACGTCTTTGAACTACGTATGAAGGTTGGTCAGTTCTACACTGCGACAGCTGTTCAACCCGTGTCAACCAATTCCGTGTTTGTTCCGCAAGTTGCCATGGCATCTGGAACTCAGGGTTCTGTGATTGCTCCAGGTCTTGGTGGTGTTAATGGCAGTAACACTCTCATCAGTGCTTCATCTACTCCTGCTTCTGTTAATGGTGGCGATTACTTTGAAGCAGCTTGGGGCGGCGGTTCTGGTTCTGGTGTTAGCAATTCGGTTAGTCAAGCTTGGTCCGCTGTTAAGTAATATGCGCACTTTCGCCCTTGGTTTCGTTATTGGACTGCTCGCACTCATTGGAGTGCGGGCAGTCCCGCTTGATTGGGGAAACCCATCAACCAACAATGCTTTCGCTACTTGGTTCGCCTGGACCAACGGTCCAGTGCTCCGGTATTCTTTATTCTGGACTCCTCAAACCAATACTGACACTGGAACGAATTGGACTACTACGACTAATTGGAATCAGTTTGCCGATGTAAACAGTTCTACTACCAATGTTGTTATCCCGACAAACGTGGTATTTGGGTCTAGGATAACATATGTCATAACACTTCCTGGTGGCCTAAAGACCACGCCAATCATTCCTATTTTATTCACTAATTGGCTAGGGTTTACCATCACTAATCAGCCACAAGTTCCCTAAACTTATCAAGGACTTGGAATGCTAAATCTTCTTTATGTTTCAGACGGGAAAGGACTTTGCCGTCAACTGTCCCAGGTGCAACCAAGTCGAAGTAAGTTACCTGATTCACCTGTCCCTTGCGATGGTTGCGGTCTTCAGACTGCCACCTATCTTCAGCAGAGTCAGAGTTACTATAATAAACAGTTGTGGTAGCTTCTATCAACGTCAGACCCTTTCCACCTGTTGCGGCTGTTCCAACGAACCACTTGCAGTTAGAGTCTGTGGTAAACAGTTGAAGAGCTCTTGCACGTTCTTCGGGTGTAGTCTTTCCATAATAGTGAACTGCATGGTGTTCCATACCATTTAATGCTGCAAGAATCAATTCAACATCCCGTTGAAATGCACACCAAATAAGAACCTTGCCTTGAACCTTTTCAAGCAGTTCCAACAAAGCAGGAATACGGTTATTAGGAATATCAATTGTATTTCCATCATCCAATTTAACGTGTCCGCAATTAATCTGATGAAGCTTATTAATCGTGGTAATTGCAGAAGTGCTAGTAAGAAGCCCCTGTTCAAACTGACTCATTGCATAAGTTTTCAAATCATCGTAAAGCTTTTTCTGTTCAGGTGTCTGTTCGACATAGATTGTTTCGTAAACCTTTTCAGGAAGATCGAGACAATCTTTCTTCAGTATTCGACTACTAAATGGTTCCAACTTTGCTGACAACTTGTCAAGATGTCGGTAACCAACTATCTGTTGAAAGCTACGACTACCGAAACACATTTGTCGCATCTCAGCATATTCAGTTCTGAAACCAACAAATGTTCGGTGACCAAGCAATCCTGGTTGAAGAAATTCACATTGGGCGAAAACATCCAGGGGACTTTGAGTGATGGGTGTTCCAGTTAATATGCGCCTGTAATCGCATAGTCGTGCTAACTTCATTAGGTTTTTCGTGCGTTCTGATTTGACGTTCTTAATGCTGGTTGCTTCATCTACTGCAATCAACATGTAGTGCGAGTTAATGAACTGTTTCGCAACATCAACTGCTTTCTCACCACTAAACGCTTCTACGTTTATTACCAGTATATCGAGAACGTCATCTTGTGCAAGCATAATCTCCTGCATCTTTTTGCGTTCATCAGATTTCATGGAACTGCTGTAAGTAGATATACGATACTTAATACCATGCAAGCACTTAGGCAATTCAGTAATGGGCCAATTCAGATAAGCACCTTTATCCGATATGATTATAGCACCATCGATTTCCTGTTTAAGGAACAGATATTTAATCGTGTCGATGAGTGTCAGGGATTTGCCGGTTCCCATTTCCCACCACTGTGCGTAATACTTCATATCTTTCGATTTGTTGAATATATCACGCTGATGCTGCATTGGTTCTAGACCATGTGTAAATTCAGATACTAGATTCTTGGTTAACATATGAATAACGTGGATAATTTGTCTTAGTGTTTATATGTCTTTATTAATCCTGTTTTAATACTGAATGCCCTAAGAATGCCTAAATGTCATAGCAAATACCAGTTTGGGGTGTAATAATTATCAGTTTCTCTTTTGCCCTTGTTACAGCAACATACCACACACGGTGTTCATCGTCTGGTTGTGTTTGCATTTCACGATGAGTTCGTTGTGCCACATCTGTTTGTATCACAACGTTTTCAGCTTCACCACCTTTGGCACCATGAATAGTCGAAATCTTTATACGTGGCTCATCAGTAAACTTTTCGCCACGACTAAGAGCAACTAAAAAGTATTCCCGTTCAGTTGCAGTAAGTTTATCCAATGCTACATCCCACGAACTGTTAACACATAAACCGAATTTGGTTTTCAGTTCAACAATATCAAGTAAACGACGATCAGGTAACTCTTCTACCTTGCCCTTGAATCCGTAAGTTACACCAACACGAACAGACATCAAATCGTATATCTTCTTTACAGATGATGCAGGAACCTGTCTACCATTACGTAAGTGTTCCCAATCACGTATTGCAATAAAGCTATCACGCTTAAGAGGCGATTCACGGACACAATCGAATACAAGACCTTCACGCAAACAATACTGAATGTAGTTGTCTAGTAAGTAAGCATTACGGGCAAGAAGCAACCAAGTGCCTTTGCTCATATCGATTTCATTTACGTCATTTACGTATTCAACCGCCCCATCAGCGTCCCTGGGCTCCCATTCTTTCTTTACTCTGACTTGGATACGTTCTGCAATCGACATTGCAATCTTTTGCACTTCCTTCGGGACACGGAAAGACTTACCAAGAATATCCTGATTACCAGGAAGCTGAATGAGTTTATCCACGTCTGCTCCTGCCCATCGAAAGATCGCCTGGTCGTCATCACCAGCAATAAAGATTTCAGGAATCATGGTAAATAGCTTCTCGGCCATTCGCCACTGTAGTGGTGATAAGTCTTGTGCTTCATCGATGATTAAGCATTCGCAAGGTGGAGCTTCACCTGATTCGATGAACAGAAAGATGACATCAGTAAAGTCAACCTTGTTGTGGGTTTGCTTATACTGTTCCAATGTCTTTTGAACCCGTTCCAAATCATACCAGTAAACATCTTCATCAGGCATTGATTCCCAGTATTCTTTAAGTGGAATCATTTTTGCTCTTGCCATGTTTTCTGCAAAGAACAATCGGTCACCAAGTGTTTGACCAGCAAACGTTCCATCATCAGCAACTGTTTTATATGTTATCGTAAGACCTAGAATCTGGCACAGTTTAATGTAATCACCTAATCCCATGATTTCGGTTTTATTGATTCCCAGTTGTTGAAATGCAAGACTGTGTAATGTGCGGAACCATGGCAACTGTTCTTCTTGTAAGTTGAACTTAATCATCGCACGGTCTTTTGCTTCATTTGCGGCTTTACGCGTAAACGATATAAAGCAAATCTGGTCTGGTGATAAGCCGTCGTTAATCTTCATCTGCACAATACTAAGCAGTGAAGTTGTTTTACCTGTTCCAGGTGGTCCGAATAACTTGTGTATGTTCATATATATTTCTTTAATTCCCACGGTTTAATGATTTTTTTCTTTTCTTTTATTTTCGGTGGAGTAACCATTGGTGTAGGAATTGTTTCTTCCCATTTAAATGTTCCACCAGATATTTTCCATTCATCGCACCATTCGCAAACACTCATTACGAATACGCAAAGTTCTTCAAGTGTTCTTCCTTTTTCCATTGGGTCGTGACAAGCTAACCATGGAACCTTTTCAGCAAGCAAAGATTTCTCTAATGCCTTTTCTGCGATTGACCCAAAACAGATTAGCAAGTCGGGTTTTACTTCTCCAATAACTTGCTCTAAGTGAAAACTGTCAGACCCGACATAAGACCAAAAGATGTTACTGAATGTTGGTGGTCCGAAAACATTAATAAGTTTTCTACCAATGGGAGTTTGTTTCAGGCAATGTTGTTGCCACTCCTGTTCTGAACGATGCTTAAATACCGCTTCCCGTTTTATTTCAACCCACGGTTTTTCTAATATAGAAACTATTTTAGGATTTGGCATTTGTTCCAGTTAATACTTTTTCGGGACTTACTAGTTCTTCAATCTCGAAAGATGTCATTTGCTTTTCGAACTTAACTTGCTGAATGACGTAGGTGTTAGTTCCCTTACCGCGTAAATTCCAGAACTTCTTACCAATTTCCCAGTCATTAAAGCAACGACTAACGTGGTGAAGTGGCATTGCCTTAAACTTCTGTCGTTCAAGATATGCAAGGAAATCACGTATACGAAAGAAGTATTCTCCATTGTGCAACCAGGGTTTACCTAGCAGTATCTCATCAGCTGTTTTCGCTTGAACACGTGACGTGCAAAAGTCTTCTAGATGCTGCCACAATTGTCCTGCTGGTGTTGCATCTTCAGGAACAGTTATTTCAGTAACCTCACTAAGTAACTTATGAATGATTTCCTGCCACTCAGTAAGCTTAGGTAGTATCGGCATGATGTTCAATACTTCCATGCACTTGTTCTGAAATGACCTGGGGTTCTGCAAATCATCAGTAGTAAGTTCCAAACGTCCACCACCTTCGATTTCAAGGAACCAAATAGGTGGTTGTGTTTTCAATTTAGTAAGACTACCGAACTTAGGCATTCCAATATCAGAACCACCGATACCAAACTTGCATTGCCTGCACTTGGGCATATTGCAGTAATTGGAAAGAGGCACTTGCTTGCAGGTATATTGGAAATCCTTTCGCTCCACACTCTTAATAAGCCCCTGGACTTCAGTGGCTTCAAGCGGTGGCTGCATATACTTACCATTATATTCTTGAATGTAAGTTTTCCACTGGTCGCCATGCGCCTTTTTCGCATATACTGCAAGATTAAACAATCCATTATTCCTGGTTCCCGCCGGAAATCCCATTGAAACCAGGTGATTCAAACACGGTGGCCCACTTGTTAGGGCATCAGTAAAGTCCAGTTTCGTTGCAGACAATACAGTAAAGCTTATTGTCTTAGTTCTAGCATATTCTATGAATTTAGGAAATGAAAGGGGATTGCCCTCCGAATCTAAGGCATATCGGGTTGTGTCAACTGCATTGAAATATGGCATATTTATCCAAGACCCAGCATCCCCGCGTTCTGCTATAATCTTGGTTTGCTTTGGGAAGATTTCTGCATTACCATATCCAAGTGTTGCAGCCATCTCACGCATCTTTAAGATGACTGGAGCTGCATCTGTGTAGGTTTCTAAAAAGAGATATAAGTGCGCGCCACCACTCTTTGTGCGGCATAGAACCAGGGGCAAATGGAGTTTCTGTATTTGTGCATTCAATGCACCTAAATCGAGAGGGTATTCGTCAATATCGATCGCAGCGAATCTTACCCTAGAGGTTTCGTCAATTGGAATTATACCAAGCCCCTGTTTACCCAAGAGGTGATTAATCCAGAGTTGGATGTCCACTTCTCCTTTAACTGTTGCTGCTTGCCCTTTTAACTTTCCACTACCACCATCGTTCAAATTTGCACTATACATCCCATAGGATTTCCGATAACCATCAAAAAGTAACATTAAGTCTGGGACTAGTTCTCTCACGTAAAGCCTTCATCCTGGGAATTAAAATTGAAGCCATAGCTGGCAAGCCGAACCACTTAGTAGGTCCCACTGCGGGTGATACTATTAAGCGAGATGTTCTTCAGCCGTATTATCTGGCTGAGTAATCTGCTTCTGGATAGTTCCAGCGCGCCGTGAATAATCAACGGCATCAGCAATCAGGACGGGGTCAGTAACGATAGAACCGAGTTTGATGACCCATCCACGCCAATTTCCTTTGGCATTGCTTTCCGCTGTCGTGGACAGAAGATATTTGTGAGAGTAAAACGGCGGAGTGTATTTTACACCGCTTCCGGAAGTTAACTTGATGGTTGTAGCAATGTTCAACCACTGTTTCGCTTTCTTCAACTGAGTTGACGTGAGACCAATGATGCAAGGAACCTTGTCATCACCAACGATTGCAATACCATAGAAGTAGGCTGTCGTAACAACAATGTTACCGGAACGAAGAACGTCTTGTCCTTTTTCATTGCGTTGGCATTCAGAAAGAATGTTAGCATCGCGATGAGTCTTCACCAAGCCACCACCTTTTTCGCGAGGTGTCCATTCCATGAACAATTTTTGGTAAGTGCAGGGAATGAATTCCAATTCCTCACCAGCACCACAAACCACTGTGTTGGAAACGGAGTTGATGATGTCACCAACTTCAGCACCATCGATTTGCTTGGTTGCGTAATCCTCGTGGTCTTGATCGATTTGAGGACTACCTTTCTGAAGAATTGACAGGAATGGAATTCCCAAATCTTCACGATTTACATTCTCGAATCCAGAGGCTTGTGCTTGACTGAAGTCATACACGGCGACTGAGGTTTGAGGAGCAGCTTGATCCATTGCATTTGACTTTTTTGTTTCTTTTGCCATATACTTATTTGGTGGTTTTCACAGGAGTTATTTTTGTTTTGTTGCCTACGAACACTCCAAACAAATTCGTAGGTAATTCTTGACTGTTTTCAATGCGTTCACGCACAAATGATTTCAATGTCATGGGATGAACGAAAATCTTCTGTTCGGGTGTAAGCCCACGTTTAAGCAATTCTCTTGCAACTTCTTTCGCAAGGTCATCTTCACCCTTACCAAAATTCAGAATCAAGTTATTCTTAATGATGTCACCATTTCCTGAACTACGTAACCAAGCAAAGGCTTCATCAGCACATTGCTCTGGAATCTTGCAAGCGTAGAACTTTTGGATGGTAATTTTATCTCCGGAACTAAGTTTCAGTTCACTGAGACCCATGCCAAGAAGTGTTTCAGGTATTTGAACTTCGGCAAGATTTTTTAACTGTTCTTTCTTTGCAGAAAGTAAATCTTCCATTGCAGCAATTTCTTGCTCGAGTTTTACTTGATTATGAACCATCACCGAAACCCTGTTAAGGTCTTCGTTTGAAATGGCTTCACCAGTAAGTGGATTTTGAAGCATATATTATGGGATGTCGATTTGTTTGCAATCATACTGGTAGTGTTCTTTATTCCACACCAGCAGATTGAGTGGTTTATCGCTAGGAAGATTTTGCCACGCAATGATCGTGGCGATAACAATAAACACCGGACTTCCAACCAGGAGTAAGTAATCAGTTGGTTCGAATTCTTGAAGATAGTTAGAAAGGAACCGTTCGGCATCCTCGATGGATTCATTACCACGAAGCATTATGGTAAGTTCACCATACTTCTTGGCTGGTTCAAAGTTTTTACTCGGAGAGTTTTGTATTACAAAAACGTTTTTCATATAATTCTTAATTCTGTATAATAATAGAGCACTTTGTTCATCAAGTAAACAGGAAATTTAATAATAGACCCCCATCTCTGAAAATCCGCATGCGTGGATTTACTGTCGTAACATGCAGATATTTGCCAAATGGAATAACTTCTATATCAGGAAATGTCCAAGCGCAAATGGTTTTATCTTCTGCTTGTGATAAGATAACTACTTTACCACCAGCTTTTGCTCTACGCATTCCCCATGCAAATTGGTCAGGTCGTATCAGTGTTCTACCATTAACGAAACACTTCATCTCAATCCAGAAATGCTTCATTCCTTGGCAAATGTTTACATCGGGGGTTCCACCTTCAAGGGTGTTTTCAACTCGCACGCAATCAACATCTTTTGGAAGTTGATTACGAAACCACTGATAGAATTTTTGTTCAGGTGTCATTCCCGTCCCTTCATTTCTTTGGTGATGGCTGGTATCTCCAGTTTAAGGTTGTTGAAGTGAGTGAGGATGGCTTGTTGTATATTGTGAGAAGCTATGTTTTCACCATTTTCTTCTGTGCGAATTTTTTCCATTGTTTCTGCGGTATAATAGCCTAGGCCTCGCTTACTTTCCAATCGTTCTTGTTTAGACTTTCCTTTGTTTTGTTCAGCTATCTTCGCCGCAGCTAATCCACCAGCACGATAGGCGTCGAGTTGGATTTGTTTGATTACTGCTACTTGGTCAGCGTCAGTTTGTCTTTCTCCATTTCTATACTTTTCATCTAGTATATCATTCCATTCTTCTGCTGTTTTCATATCTCAATCCCTTTCACTTTGCACAAGGCGATGACTCGTTGTTGCCATGTGGCGTGCTGTATCGCGAGTCGACTTAAAAATATGTCATCATGCTCCCAAAAACAGGCCATGTATTCTGATTTTTGTTTCGCTGTCAATGCTTCCTCCAACAACTAGCAAAGATGCAGGAGTTCGGTGTCGAGGACTGGCATGAAGGGCTGTTTGTTCCAGCAAAGATATTCTTGGTTGATTATCAGCTTCTCTGGCAACATCTTAGCCAGTGCTTGTTTGAGTTGGGGGTTGGTGGCGTTCATTTCCAATGTTCTCCTATGTTCATGTCAGTGACAACAGGGACTTGCATGCTGACACAGTTTTCTTTGGTTTGTTGTAGTTTTCTTGCATGTTCCTCAGATTCGACACCATAATTAAGTTCATCATGAACTTGCATGTATGGTAAAATGTTTCCATGCTCTTTATGGCATGCAAGGATTGCTGCTTTCGTCATGTCAGCAGCAGACCCCTGAATTAGAGCATTCAACGCCTTGTGTGTGTTGCTTCGCTGAAGTTTGTGATTCGGCCACTTGATGTGCGCTTGGTCTTCCCTGACTGGGACAACATCTTCTCCGGCTTGTCGCATTTTGTAAGCGTCAACTGGCTCAAAGAACTTGAAATGTCTGCGTCTTCCCAGCAAAGTCTTGATATAGCCGCGTTTCTGCGCCGTGGATGAGCACGAGTCAGCAATTTCCTTGACAAAGGGGACTCCTTCATCAAACTTCTTAAGTATTCGATCTGCTTCCTCGAGGGTTTTGTTAAGCTTAGCGGCGAGTTTCTTTCTACCCATGCCATAGCAGCGGCCAAGATAGCAATCCTTAGCTGGCCTTCGGTCGATACCAGCTGCTTCGACCATAAGCTGGTAGATGTCGAATTTCCGATTATTTCGATACGCCATGGCAGCGAGCCGAGCGCCTGTGAAGTCACAGAGAGTTGCAAAGTGAGTGAGTATTCGCGGTTCTTGTGCGGAATAGTCGAACTTCGCCCATTTAAGATTCTTTTCATGTGGTATAAAACAGGCACGAATCATCGCGCCAATATCATTAGGTTTTCCAGATTTACGATATTTTCCAGCAGGAACTTGTTGAGGGTTTGGGTTTGCTGCAGCCATACGTCCAGTGCGAGTTCCACCTTCATCAGAAGCACACTGACGCCATTGACAATGGATTCTGTCTCCCACTAAGTTATCCAGAATCCAACCATTCACAAAAGTGTCCCTGAGCTTGCTTAGCTCACGTAAGTCACTTAAATCGTCAAAGAAAGGATGAATGGTTCCTTCGATATAGTCTGAAGTGAAACTAGGATTACCTGCTTCAGTTCTAGGATAGTTAATCTTCAACCTGTCGCAAATCATGGCAAGCTTTGGACCAGACCATTCGTCAATATCAGCACCGTATTTTTTCTTCATCTCGAAGCGAAGTTCCTTTTCTTTGATTTCCAGGGACTTGCTGAGAGATTGTGCTTTCTCCACGTCCATTCGTATTCCACGTTTGCGCATTTGCCACAACAGCGGAAGTAGTTCGGATTCTAGTTGGAAGATGCCTGTTAAGTCTTCTGCTTTAAGTATTTCCAGTTGTTTCTGGAATATGTGAAGTGGTGCATTGGCATCGTATTCTGCATACGGACCAACGAATTTACTGGGAAGTTTCCAGAGGCTTCCTTTTACATCTTTCAGACCGAAGTTAGCACATGCCTCTCGAAGCAATGTTTCATCTTTATGCCCACCAAGATACTTAATGCAGAGATTATCTAGCGAATTGCTTGGTGCTTCTTCGTCAATGAGAGCCTCTGCAATCTGGACATCGATGAGTTTACTCTTGATATGTATATCTTCCGATGACAACCCCTCGAGTTCATATTGCAGATTGGCTCCGCAGACAAATCTATCGCTATCCGACAACACATCACGTAAGAACGAGGTGACTGCACCTCTATCCATGTTGCCGCCTCCGAGATGGCCGATTGGGAAATACCAAGACCTATCAAGCGTAGACAAACTAACGCCGACAACCCTTGCATCTCCGCGGATAAATCCAGGACCTTTTGACTCGAGATTAGGGTCATGTGACTCAATATCCAGTCCAAGGGTCTTTTCACCGTTAATGTTAGGAAAGCTCTTGGGTGGAGTCCATTCGGATTTTGGTTCGAATAGAGTGCCACAGAGTCCGTCACTTGCGTCGTGATTGATGCTTTTTCTTGCCATTGTTCTTGGATTTCAAGAGTTTCTTATAGTCTAATAATAGTGCTTGGTATTCAACAAGTAAACATTGAAAACATATTCCGCGCTTACCAGGACGAACATCTTTTAGTTCGTGATACAAGTACGGTTCTTTGCACACCCGACAAAAGTTATCTGTTAGCATAGTGCTTGAGAAATTGCATTAATGGTTAAATTCGGTTGTTTCCTAAGGCATTCCAATTGATTCATTAAATCATCGGGTGAATTAAACCTATGTATACCTATAATTAAATTATCCCCGTCATTTCCATTAGCAAACACTTCTTGTGCCTGGTCTACGTGGCGTTGATACAGGTGTTTACTACCAGCAGTAACACGTAGTGTTCCCAATTCGTAATCGATTCCCTTAGTCTTGAATTTCAGAAGAAGCAACAGTGACATCATGCTAAATGTGAAGATGTCGTAAGGAAGACCAAGCCAGATATCTGATGACCGCATCCAGACGTTGCAGTTTATATGACCTTCACGAATAAGGAATTGAAGACCGATAGTGCAGGGAATATCCTTAGAAGGAAATGGATTGGGACGCCACAATGTAATGACAGCTTGTCGTGACGACGGGTCTTCAGTAAGCTTATTCAGGACATAGTCTCTCTGTGCACAGAAGGGTGGTCCATATGCCCCGTTCATGGATTTACCATTATCTGAATACTTCTCCAGATTTTTGCGCACATAGTCATCCAGTTCAGATTCACCTGAAAGAATCCAAAACGCTTCAGCCATCATAAACGAATAGTCGAGTTTACGTTTTAGTAACGTAATGACAGGACTAGTCATATCAATGGTTGTTGTATGCTGTAATAATTCGTAAGTATGAAAGCCGCGTGGTTGCGCTTCATCGCCAGCCTGAATTACATCAGAAATGGCTTCAAGATATGTTTCGTTGGTGTTCACAGGGATTTAGCAAAGGTTAATAGTTCCAGGCCATGTTCCTCGAGGCTGTATTTTACATGAGGAATCGTGTCAAACAAAAGGTTGTATTCAGACAAGATTGAAAAATACTTCTCCTCTGGATACTGTTCCAGTTTAGAGTGAGTTTCAAGGTGTTTCGGATAAGAACCCGTTGATTTACAAAAGACGTAAGTCGCTTCCAGTTCCTGCATCTTTTCGTTCATTGCGTTGAAGTCATATTTGACTTGAACAGGACGCAAAGTTCTGCCGTAGCAAAACTCGCTTGGCCAATGACGGTCCATGATTACTGAACGACCGATTTTAAGGTTGTGTTCAGCTTGTGTTAACAAATCCTGGTGGTAAACTTCCATGATTCCATGGAAAGCTTTATTACCAGAAGCATGTAGCAATACTGCATCGAAATGTGCTGCAAGATACCTGGCAAGTGTTGACTTACCAGTGGAATCCATTCCTTCGAGAACGATGATTCTTGGTTTCATTGCACAAGGTCTGAAAGGTCGGGGGCTTTCCAACCCGAAGGTTTGACGATGTCGAGCTTGTCCCCCAACGCTCCATACTTTCCGGGGTTCGTTGGCGAACAGAGTTCTTTTTGCATATTGGCGGTATGCACACGACGCCAGGCTTCCGCGATTCTATCTGGCGTAAACCCCTGAAGATGTGCGGTTCCGAGAAGAATATAAATTTCATCAACGATAGCATCGAGACAACCTTCGAGATCGCTTGTCGCATGCGCGTCAATCCATTCATGGACTTCTTCAAGTCCACGTGCACCACGAAAAGATGCTGTCTTTTCGTCCAGTAATCGAGGTTTGCCTTCATAACCGATTTTGAATTTGTGATGGAAGTCCACCACATCTTGTGCCATGTCAGGCAAAACAGGTTTTCCAGTCATAATAGATATTGGTTGCTGAATCATAGTGACATGTCTTTCCAGTTAGCACTGCTGGACCAGGGTTGTTGTATTGTTTCGATTAACGGAAATCTACCCCGCTCATAGGCAGTTGGGTTCTTTGCTTTACTCAATTCCCACAGGCAATTCCTGCTCTGCGCCGGGAACAACGGGGCGAAGATGCATGACAGGAAGTTCGTGTCATAGTATTCACGGAGCTTTTCAAAAGCTTCACTTAAGCCACCCACGTTGCGATTACCCCAATGGTTAAGTTCATGCTCATAGTCCCTGATGGATGCAAACGTCCCATAGACGTTCTCCACCACGAATCCATGACGCTCGAAGCCCGCACCCAGGGACTCATAGAGCATCTCATTCACGTGGTTTGCGGCACAGTCTACACGATTCCAGCAGGGCGTGGAGATGAAAAACCTGCAATCGATGTCAGTAATCTTCTTCATGTGTTCGAGCATATCGAACATCATCTTCGGTTCAACATGTTCGAGAACTTCGAAGCAAGTAACGATATTGGGAAGCAATCCTTGTGCTTGAACATCAGACACTGGGAATTGTTGCGGAAGTTCCACATCTGTTGTATCAAGTTCCAGAAAGTTTGTGTGTTCCCACAACTTGTGAACGAACTTCTGCGTCTTCGCTATTTTCGCGACTTCCGAATCAAGAATAGGACCAACGTCAACACCAAGATAGATAGCAGGGGCGAGCTTAGACGAGTAAAGGGTTTTAGCAAAAGGTAACTCACGGCCACACCCAATATCAAGAATTCGAGCAGTTTCGTAAGTTTTTCGCTCATAAAGTCGCTTAATAACGTGCGTCCAGCGCAAGCAATGAGCGATGTAATCACGGTGAATAAACCCGCGGTCTTCTGCGTTATCGATTGACAAGAACGTCTTGTCCACTGTTTTACCTGTAGCGTTTGCCATATCATTAATTCTTAGTTATTGTTTATTGGTTTACCGTCGATGGAAGAAGTGAACTTAACGGATTTTGGCATGATAACATGCTTACACTCGTTAATCATGTTCTGGGCAAGAGCTACCGCATCATCATGTGGCAGCTTGTTCATTTTTGCGATGAGACCCATGGCGGCATACCAGCCGACATAGAATGCTTGTTCAATATCTTTACGATGTTGGTCAGAAGCTGCGACAATCGCACCTTTTTCCACCATTCGTCATAGATAGGTTTTATTACCGGTTTACTCATAAATTCTTAATTCTGAACCAATATAATCCAAGTTGATTAATCCGTAAACTTATAAATTAATAATCGTTCCGGATAGATTTAAACCTTTCAAGCAATTGGATTTCAGGCCATTGGAATCTTTGTAGTAAATATCAACTACTTCATCGGCACCAGACAATACACCATCGCCTGAAGAATTGAACACAGCAGTGAGCTGCGTATCGCTTACAAAAGTGCATGTCCAAGAATAACCATTATCGTCTTGGAAAGTTTCAGTATCTTCGAGATGAAGTAACCCGATAGTGGAAGAATTGAATCCAACACCGTTGATTGTGATTGTAGCACCACCAGCAGCGTCAAAAGTGGTTGGCGAAATCGATGTAAGATAGAACGGAGCAGGTTGAATCTCAATCAAACCACCCGAACCAGATATGGCATTATCAATTTGATTAAGAACATACAGGAACATTCCTGTCTGACAAGTATATGTGTAATTACCTCCAGTATAAACAACTGTAATCGTATTTACGCCAGTTGTTACGCTATACACATTAGCCGTGGGAATACGTGTCCCATCAGGGAAAATCATGTATCCCGAAATTGAAGCGGGTGTCTTCATAAATAGAAACTATAACACTAATCCTTCAAGATGTAAACTTGATAATTTAGGACATATTAACTTATGTCAATTTTACTCCTGATGCCTACGAAGATAGGGATGCGAGGAGCTTCTTTCTCACCATACGGTTGATGACGGAAAGCAACCGTCGAACCGATTAAACTAGCTTGAGCAGTCCACAAATTCTCACGTTGTGATGCGGTAAACCCAGAACCAATCTTGAACTGAACCCCGTTCATTTCAACAATCAAAGCACCCAATCGATTTTTACCAACCAAGTTTCCTTGGTGAGAAGACCGTTCTTGTAAACCCTTCAAACCGATGACAGGGGCGTTATTGTTCTGCATTTCTTCTTCAACCGCAATGATTTTCGCTTCAGAAGTGTGGAACAGTTTCCACTTGATTAACCACTGTTCCCGGAACGTAGAACGTCCATCTTTGCTTGAAATCTTATATGCAGGTGAAACAGCGGTACGAAAACAAACACCTTCATAACCATCAGCGAGACACTTGGCGAAGTATGCTTGAAGGTCTTCGATTGTATCACATCGAACAGGAATAACCTTGACACAGAATTCAGGAAGGACTGCAGCTTTCAACAATTCAACCCTATCGATATAGGGCATTGTGCGATGATTCCACAAAACGTTGTAATCGAATACATGGTATTTGAAGTTAGGTTTCCCACCAATGCACATCAAATCCGATTGAATCTCGTGAAATGAGCGAGGACGAACAACTTGGTCTAGCAAATCCCTCTCGCTATACGTCATGCATTCCCCATCAAGCCCTGGTTCACATTCCATCTGAATTCGATTGCGAACATAATCATTTGGAAGTGGTTTCAAACTACGGCACAAAGCAACAGACAATTGCTGTGGACCAGGGACGTCTTGAGTAGTGCTCAATCGTATACCATCCATTTTGGGAGTAGCATACACAGGAAGCTTGAGTTTTTTAAGATTGATTTCCAACATCCCATCTTGGTCTGTGGGGCGAATCAATGCAGCGGCGAGTAGTGGTCTAAATGAATCGTTTCTCATATTCTTAATTCTGTATAAAGTAAAAGCCCGTCCCGTATTCACGAGACGGGCTTTGAGGAACCAGATCGCTTAGGCGCCCTTGGTGACTGTGATAACACCGGCGTCAATCAAAGACTTCTGGTAATAGGTCACAATGCGACTGACCGGTTGGCGGGTGACAAGACCGGCAGTCGGCAGAGCCGCATACAAGTCTGTGCGGGTGATACCATTCGCACCAGCCGCTTCGATGGTGTTGATGATGACATTCGCCTGAGGAGCGAGCTTGCCGGGCGTGCCGTCAGCTTTCTTCGGCGCCACACCTTTGCCATCCGGACCGAGGACGCGCACAAACACGTCGTTCTTGCCCTCGTTCTTGGGCGTCTTCACTTCGGCCGCAACGGGAGCAGCAGGAGCAGCAGGAGCAGCAGGAGCAGCAGGAGCAGCAGGAATGGTTTCATTGACCGCCGAAGCGGTAACCGTGGATTTCGTTTGTTTGGCCATATACTTATTTTTGTTTTGTTTTGTTTTGTTGTTTCTGACGTAACCGTCATTATTGATACTATAACACACCGTCAGTCATGTGTAAACTGGAAAATGCATTTGTCGAATCAGGGATTCGTTACACGAGCAAGATGGTGACCAGAAACACCAATGATTAGTCGCCCTGGTGCAACACGGATATTGTGGTAATCATGTTCAAAGATTCCATCAACTTCGCATTCGACTTCAAGAACTTCAACTTGCTTACCCGATGCTTGAAGTTCCCACATTAATTCGTAATCAGCTTTTTCCCAACCATCGCTGGGACCGGTATCTTGCATGTTCTGTATCGTAGCATTCATAAGAAAACTATATCACACTTTGTTAAACAAGGACACTAGGAATAGTCTTTGTGGAACATAATCATTGCATGATTAAACGGGATAATATAGACTTAGTGTTTATATGTCAAAATTTATCCTGTTATCAATTCCGTCACCTGGCAGTCGAACTCGTGTTGGGTGTTGGTGAAATCGGTCACCTGGCGGCGTGTCACCTGGCGGCGTGTTATTATATCGAAGGACGGGTGATAACCCGGACTGAGCAACTGATTCGGTGGAACTAAAATAGCCTCGAAGTTTTGCGACGACGAGGCTATTATGAGGTTATTGAATGTGGATTTGAATCCAGCCGTTAGGTAAAATTTTGAATTTACCATAACTGAATCCGATTGTGTTTCCGTCATCCATTAAGATTCCCCAACGGCAGAAATTGCAGCCATTAAGTAGTTTCCCTGTTGCGTTTATTACGACGCCGACCTGACAGAAGAGTTCAACTTGTTTCTCTACGTGGTCAGCGAGGTTTGTTTGGTCGATGTCAACCATAAGTTTATTTATGTCCAAATAGGCACATTAGGATGGTTATTGTCCACATGAGAACCCATATTCCAATGAGCTTGAGGAAAGCTGCTCTGGAACGTGCTTTTTTGCGTTCTTGTGGATTCATGTGAAGTTGTGTGGTGTGTTAAGTGAAAGAGAATCAATGTTTACCCACTTTTTCCCAGAGCCATGAAGTGGTTGGATTTCTGCTTGGTATCTTCCATAAGCAGAACGAAGGTTTAAGATTTCTACAAGGATTGTGAGACCTTGTATTGTAATGGCAGCCTTTGTGTCTGACATTATGGATGATGCTGGAATTATCATATTAGGTAGTTGCGCCTTAGTAACTCCGGCGCGTTGTAATTACTTGCGGGTGATGAGTTTCTCCGCGATGAGGTTAGGGCGATAATATTGGAAGATACGCCACGGGTCTTGCTTGGTCTTCAATTCGCCGGCGTGGTCTATGATGTATTGACGAAGGATGGCTTCAGTGACGAAGCGGTCCGTCTCGGTTACTGTAGCTTTATCTGAGTTAAGGACTTCACGAAAGAGCTTAAGGCAGGCTTTTGCCTGAGGCGTCTTAAGCTGCCCGTCTCCAGTTTCAGTTCCGGCACGGTATTCGCAGAGTCCGATGGTGGACTTACGACCTGACGTAGAAACAGGGACTTGGGTGGTTCTACGGTCCACTGCGATACTGATAATTTTCGCCCAGCAGTATTGTGCGGTGACTTCGATGAGCTGTTCTTTGTCAGCGTTGCATTTGAAGAGGTTTTCATGATATGTGAGGATGGTTTGTTTGTTTTCGTCGACGAATGCGTTGAAGCCTTCCCAGCATTTTTGACGTGCTTCTTTGATGATGTGGCAGCTTTGAACATTGTCAAAGATGTAGTATCCCAAATGAACGTCTTCTACGACGAACGCGTTAACATCTTTCTTAATGTCGAGTCCGTGATAGATTTCAGGGTTGTTTTTCACGATTTGTTGTTTCGGTTGTTTTGCCATAATGTGTTATTTGTGGAATTCCGCGAATAAGCTCGCGTAGCTATCAGCTTTTGTGATTTTGCAATTCTCGACGCTGACGAATCGGGAATCGAATTGTTCAAGTTGCCCCGCAGGTGTTGCCTTGGGCGCTGTGCGTGTTAATGCTCGTTTGTTTGAATTTGCGACACGTAGCATTGTGATGTTATTACGACGTCCGAGGACGTGGAATGATGGTTGTTGTGTGTGTTCCATATTATTTGTAGATAGGCGTGAAAAATGGATTTGGAACTATTGAGCGTAAGAAGTCAGCTTGGTTTTTGCGATCATAAGTATCAGCAGCATAAGCAGCAGCAGCAGCAGCATAAGCAGCAGCATAAGCAGAATAAGCAGCATTAGCAGCATTAGCAGCATTAGCAGCAGCATAAGCAGCAGTAGTAGCAGCTTTGTTTTTTACATGTGTAACTGATTTAGCACACCAGTTTGCATATTTTACTGAAATTTCTTTTGAGATGTTGGTTTTTTGTAGCAGCCACCACATCCAGTCTGAACGATGGCAGGTTTCCCATGCGATGATGAGTGATGGTTGAGCAAGAGCCCAAGTAAGAGCTTCTTTGCAGGGGTTTAGTGCGATGAATTGTTCTTTTGTCATATGTTTGGTAAATTTACGGGATTGTGTGGATTTTCTGCGATACAAATTGATAATACGACTCCTTGGCACTCGTGTGTAAGTGGTTGCAGGTTGTCGTTAATTTTTTGAGTAAGTTCTGAGACAGTCTTATTTGAAAGGTCGTCTGTTGTAACTTCGATGATGTATTGATATATTTGCATGTTATGCTTTGTAGATAGGTAGATAGGAGCGACCGAAAGCTTTTTTTACGAAGGAGTTCCAGCGAATCCAGAATTCTTGACGCGCTTCATCGAGGTTAGCGCCGAATGCAATAAATTTGTTTTCGTCCTTGGACAGGGTTTTATTGAGGGATTGTTTGCCATACTGTGTGAGAGTAAGGTTTTTGAAGCCGTATGCGACGGTGTTGTCTACGTTGTTAGAGTCGCAGTCATCCCGTGATTGGGAATCAGAGAGACGCTCGATATATTCTTGTCCCTCGATAATGATGGCCTGTTTTGAGGCTTTGGGGGTTCTTTGTTCTTTTTTCATGTTTTTTTGTAGAATGGGAGCCAGTTCGGTTTCCTGTGTCGACATCCCATTGGCGGCCCTTCTTAATCTTGCCGCCATTAGTCGACCAGGAAATGCGAAATAGAAGATTATGTGACAAGCAGAATACGGTCAGCTCCCGCTGACCACACCTGATTGGCGCATAATGTTCGTATGGAGCAAGAACTGGTGAGCAGAAACATGAAAAAAGAATAAAGAACTCACGAAGATGTGAATAAAATGTGCTGTTTTGCTTCTTTTGGCATAATCAGGATATGATTTTTCGATATCAGATATGTAAAAATGGCATATATTGACTAATAAGTTGTAAATTATTGATTATTATACACTTATATAAAAGAAGGGGCTATATTATTATGGATATTAGTATTTTGGGGGATTTTTTCATAAATTGTTAAAAAATTTTAAAGTGTTAATAACCTTAATAACTCTAATACTGTCATATATTTTATTATATTCTCATTGATATTAGCGGCATATTACGTCATACACGGACTTAATATAACTGCACGGGTAATTAATAGATGGTGTCCCCGGTATCACGATTAGTTATATCTGATGCATTTGATTTTGCGGACTTTGTTCGAATGTAATATCAGATATGTAAAAAAAGGTCAATTCTGATGTCAGATTTTGCCATAAATTGATGATGGAAGTTACGGGGCGCAAGCACTTTGGTGACACTTTTATCAAAATCATATCCGATATATTACTAACTAAGTAATACTTCAATCTTGGTGTCAGTCCCGTTGCCAACCGTGCCACGACCCGTCACCCACGAACCTTTGGTTCGTAATACCATCAACCAATTTTCTCAGGAAAGTGTATTCAGGGACATGGCCCGGGGGGTCTTTTTGATGACTGACTGACGAGACACCAACCCACGCACTCTGCGGCTCAATTCCGGAACCATTGCGGATAGGCAAAATGTAAAGGTAAATACCAATAAATAATTATCCCGTTTACAAAAACATGTCTATAGTCTATATTAAGCGTTGATGGGCAAACCAAACCAATTCGTTCCTACGGTCGAAGAAATCCGTAAAAGGATGGAAGACCCGACTTGGGTTCCTCAGACTCCGGTAGAACAGAAAATCGTAGAACTAGAAAAGAAGGTTCGGCACTTAAGGGCTGATAAGCGAATGTCTCCAAGGGAACTGCGTGAAGGTCTGACAATGCTGTTCGAAAAGCACAACTTCAATCCAGTCGAGGAACTGATTCTTACTGCAATGAGAACAGATGACGAAGGACTTGCAGTAAAGGTGAACATATTTCTCTCAGAGCTCCTGGTTCCCAAGCTCAAGTCGGTTGAGGTGAGTGGAAGCGTAGACCACACACATACGGTGGTTATACGTCGTTATGGTTCAGACGGAAAGATTCAAGATGAACCCATGAAGACTTTGGCGCCGAAAGATTCACCTGTCACCAGGTTGACCAAACCCGTTGAGAAAGCGATTGACGCGGAGGTGTTACGATGAGTGAGATTATCTTGCCCCATAAGTGGGAGCCGCGCGATTACCAACTTCCGATGTGGGAATATATGGAAGGACAGAAAGAAGGTAAGAGGGGTGTTTGCGTTTGGCACAGACGGTCTGGTAAAGATGTTACTGCAATTAACATTGTCTCAGTGAAGTCGCAAGAACGTGTGGGGTTATATTGGCACTTGCTTCCCACGTATAAGCAGGGACGTGCCATCGTGTGGAATGGTTTCACTCGTGATGGTAGAAGTTTCTTAGACCACTTTCACCCTGACTTGGTGGAGAGTAAGAACTCCACGGAAATGCGGATTACATTTAAGAATGGGAGCCAATACCAAGTTGTTGGGACAGACGATATTAACTCACTGGTCGGAACCAACCCAATCGGATGTATATTCTCAGAATATAGTTTACACGATCCCGCCGCCTGGGAGTATATCCGACCAATTCTCGCAGAGAATGGTGGATGGGCATTGTTCATTTACACCGCTCGTGGACGTAATCATGGATATACCCTCCTGGAAATGTCCAAGCGGAATCCAAAGTGGTTCAGTCAGGTTTTAGTTGCTGGTGATAATGGCACACATCGTGCAGATGGGACCCCAGTTTTCAGTGATGCTCAAATACAAGAAGAGCGGGATTCTGGTATGCCTGAGGAAATGGTGCAACAGGAATACTTCTGCTCGTTCGATTCTCCATTTGTTGGAAGTTACTATGGTCCCCAGATGTTAAATCTGGAGAAAAACGGGCATATTTTAGATGACATTCCTTATGACCCAAAAATCCCCGTTGAGACTTGGTGGGACCTAGGAATGGACGATTCCACGACAATTTGGTTTGTCCAACGTTATGGAATGGAAATTCGGGTGATTGATTACTATGAAAACTCCGGTGAGGGATTGCAACACTACGCCAAAGCCCTTACCGGACAACTCAGTGAGGAATCACATCGAGCCGATTACTTTTACAGTAAACATATTGGACCGCACGACATTGAGGTCCGTGAGCTTGGAACTGGTAAGTCTAGACGGGAAGTCGCCAGAGGACTGGGAATTAAATTTACTGTTGGGAAACGTCACGAGGTTATAGACGGCATAGAAGCCGTCAGGTCCCTGTTACCCACATGTTATTTCTCCAAGCGCCGGTGCATGAGGGGCATCGAGGCTTTACGCCAGTATCGTAAGTCCTATGATGAGAACAACAAGGTGTTTCGTAATTCGCCATTGCATGACTGGACGAGTCATGGGGCAGATGCTTTTCGCATCGGGACAATGGAATTAAAATCCCGTCCAAAGTTTGGGAATTCAGTCCCACAAGAAAGAGCTGTTGATGACCACAACTATATGGGATACAGTAACACGGCTGTATGAAAACACGACGCGTTCCTTCGAAGACGACCTTGAAAAATGCTTCAAGGAAGGATACGTTTTTAGTGGTCCTGGCTATTTTCTTATGGGTTATCCTGTGGAAAATCGCGGTTGGTTTGTCCTCGTGGGTGTTGGCGAATTGGGAAAACTTATCTCCCTCATGCCGTATGATTTACCTTATGTTGGGTTTTCTCGTGACCCAAGTGGTGGGGGCAAGGTTAAGTGGTATTTAACAAGTAAACTTAAACAACATTATGAAAATCAAGTTAAACCGTAAATGGTCTGAAGGTGGTTTTGGCGGCGGTGGTCCTTCTAATTCTCCACTTCCTCCACCTCCTCCGCCGTCTAAAGGACAAGCTGCCAAGAACATTCTTGGTGAAGCCCCGAGCAAACCCAAGGTTGGTTTCAGTGACACAATCCTGGGAAACAACAGTGCCTCAACTGCTCAAGGCGCAAAGAAAACTTTACTTGGAGAATAACATATGACTGACAAGACCGCAGATTTTGTTGTTGGACGCTTCGATAAGATGCGGTCCATCCGTGCTCCATTTGAAACCGATTGGCAAGATGTTCGTTACTTCATCAGGCCTATCACCCAGTATGCGTCCTTCGCGCCGCAGTTACAATTCTACACAGTGATGCCTGAAACGTGCTATGACGGCACGGCTCCGAACGCACTTGAAGAACTGGCAAGTGCGCTTCACTCTTACCTGAGTAATCCGGCTGAACGCTGGTTTGAACTTCAGGTTGAAGGTCAGAACTCCTGGGACCAAGACCTAGTAGTTGTTCAGTGGTTGCAAACTGCTTCCGACATCATCTATTCGCATTACCAACGCGAAGGTGCAATGTTGAATCTTGCACTGCATGAAACTTATATGGATATTGGTTCATTCGGAACCTGTGTCTTGAATCAAGAGTGGGATGACGATGCAGACGGATTACTGTTTGCTGCACGTCCACTGCAAACCTGTTACTTCACTGAAAACTCAAAGGGCAAAATTGACACAGTGTGTCGATACTTCTCCTGGTCCATTCGCCAACTCAAGCAGGAGTTTGGTCAACTTCCTGAAGGTGTGATGAAGTTTGCTGATGATGAGGATAAGTTAATTGATGTGGTTCACTGGGTTGGACCACGTAAAGATCGTAATACAAAGAAGTTGGATTCGAAAAACAAACATTTTGCATCCGTGTGGGTAAGTCTTTCTACTCATGAAACGCTTCTTGAATCTGGGTATGACAGTTTTCCATATGCTGTTGCACGCTGGACTAAACTTGCTGGTGAGGTTTATGGACGTAGTCCTGCGAAGAAGTGCTTGCCTGACATCAAGATGCTGAATCAGATGGAACGCACCATCCTGAAGGCTGGTCAGAAACAAGTTGACCCGCCTTTGATTCTGCGTAATGATGCCTTCATGCTTCCGATTAAGACAGCACCAGGTTCGCTAATTTTTAAAGAAGATGAAGAAGCTCAAATAACTCCATTGGAAACCAAGGGGAATCTCCCATGGGGTGAAGAAAAAGCTGACCAGAAGCGCAAGTTCATTCAACAGTGTTTCTATTCCGATTGGATTCGAATGGAAAAGGAAAATGTTGAAATGACTGCTTACGAAGTTCAAGACCGCCGCGATGAGAAACTTCGTTTGCTTGCACCCATCTTCGGACGTCTTGTGAGTGAGTTGCATGGACCGATGATTGCACGTTCATATGACTTGCTTAACCGTCATGGTAAAATACCCAAAGCCCCTGGAATCATGGCCAAGTCGAAACTGAAGATTGGGTATCTCAGTCCTGCTGCCCAGGCGCAGTCAAGCAGTAAAGCATTGACGATTTCACGATTCCTCAATGACCTTACTCCTCTTGCACAGGTTAATCCCGATGTGTTTGATGCAATTGACCTTGACAAGGCAGTTCAGGTTTACAGTCATGCTCGTGGTATTCCTGCAATCATTTTGCGCAGTCCAGATGACCTTGCTAAGTTACGTGACCAAAAACAGAAACAACAGCAGATGGCACAAGCTGCACAAACAGCTGAACCAATCAGTAAGAGTATTAAGAATCTTGCTGATGCTACTGCGAAATCACCTCGTAGTAATCTTCAAAACATATTACCAGGATAATATATGGCAGACATTGTAGAAAAGTTTGACCAGATGCGGGAAGGTCTGATGCTGAAATTACGCATCAGACGTTCATATGCAACTGTGTTTTCCACTGATGAAGGTAAAACGGTTTTAAAGCATATCCTTAATGCTGCTTATGTAGGTAAATCCACTTTTGTTGCGGGAGACCCCGAACAAACCATGCTGAATGAAGGCAGTCGCCGGTTGGCACTGTCGATACTTCGCTTGGCAACAGACAACAATGATGAACAAATACGGTTAATTGAAGAACAACTAAAACTATGAACAAGTATACCCGCAGAATCCTGCTTGACCCCGCTAGCATAAATGGTGGCGGTGGGACAACTCCGCCGGCTGGAACTCCGCCTCCAGGAGGAACACCTCCACTTAACGACTTTGTAAAGTCACTTCCTGCAGATTTGCAGAGTGAAAAGTCGTTACATAATATGGACAGTTCTGCGACACTGGCCAAGAGCTACATTCATGCTCAAAAAATGATTGGTGCAAAACGGTTACCTGCTCCCGAACCAACATGGGGCGATAAGGAATGGGGAACCTTTTATGACGAAGTCGGTCGTCCGAAGACGGCCGGTGATTACCAACCACCGAAGATTGAGGGCGTGGAAATCAAAACTGATGACCCGCGTTGGAAGCAAACTGCTCAGGCACTGCATGATGCTGGTCTTACTCAGAAACAAGCTGAGAAGGTTCTTACTCGCTACTGGAACGACCAGGTTGAAGTTCAGAAACTCCAGCAAACCACAGTTGAACAGCAACGACTACAAGCTGAAGCAGCCCTTAAAACCGAATGGGGTGATAAGTATGATGTCAATATCAACATCGCTAAATCTGTTGTTGCCAAGTTCGGAACTGACGATTTGATGACTTACATCAATGAGAAAGGTGGTAATGACCCCCGACTCATTAAAACACTTGCCAAAATTGGTGAAGCCATGTTGGAAGATAAGTCGCGTGGTGGAAGTGCTGCTGAAGGTTTGCAGGTCACTGATGCTACTCGTGCAACCCAAGAAATCAATCGCCTGAAGATTGACAAGGACTTCCAACTGGCAATGACAAAGAAAGACCACCCCGGTCATAAGGCTGCCGTTCAGCAGTGGTTGAATCTTCACAAGATTACTTCTCCTGGTAAGCAAGTTGAAGCGCAGTAATCGGGACTTAATTATCCCGCACCTTGGGTGTTTACATCCAAGGTGTTTTAGTTTATAGTGTAATTACGTTTGGGACAACTAGATACGTCTAGTCCCAATGATGGTGATAAGTTCACTCAGCCATGCGTGCTGAATAACGCTAGGTGGAATCCTTTCGAGGACAACTCAGCCGACCGACAGTTTAACACACTCTCTGTTATGAGTTTTTCAATTGATACCGCGCTGGTGAATGCTTACCGCGCAAACATTGAGATTCAGTTCCAGCAGATGGGTTCTCGCTTCCGCCCCCGCGTTCGCGTTGAATCTCAGCATGCTGAATATGAATTCTATGACCGCATCGGTCCGGTTGATGCTGTTGAAGTGGTAAACCGGCACTCCGACACTCCGCTCGTTTCTACGCCGCATGACCGCCGTCGTGTTGGTCTTCGTGCATTTGATTGGGCGGATCTGATCGATAATTGGGACCGTATCCGCATGTTGGCCGATCCCACCAGTCCGTATGTGACGAACGCTGTTTACAGCCTCGGCCGCGCGATGGATGACACTGTCATTCAAGCAGCGTTTGGAACTGCGTATGCTGGTGTGAACGGTTCGACCAGCGTGGCGTTTCCCAGTTCGTCCATCATTGCGGTGAACTACGTTGAATCTGGCACTGCTGCCAATTCCAACCTAACCATTGGGAAGTTGCGGAATATCCGCTACCTCTTGAACAAAGCTGAAGCAACCACTGATATGGAAGCGGACCTCACGATTGTCGTGGACCCCTCCCAAATCCAGGCGCTGTTGCGTCAGACTGAAGTCACCAACTCGGATTACAACACCGTCAAGGCGTTGGTGTCCGGTGAGGTTGACGAGTTCATGGGCTTCAAGTTCGTCATCAGTAACCGTTTGCAAACCAATGCGAGTGGTTACCGTCAATGTATCGCGTTCGAACGCCAAGGCTTGCTCCTCGCTATCGGTGAGGAAATCAAGGTCGACGTTGGTCCTCGTCGCGATAAACGCAACTCAATCCAGGTCTATGTGTCTGGTATGTTCAACGCTACCCGTATGTGGGAAGCGAAGGTCTACCAGGTTCTGTGCGACGAAACCAAATAAGGTGACGTATGGCTGAAGCAGCTCCGCAATATTCGGTCCGCATCACACTGGAAAAGATTAGTCGTGGGAACATTGAAAACCTCAATGCCCCGATGCAATCTGTGGGTAATGGTGTTACGATTCTGACGTCTTCGGGCGCCTTGAACTTGGACTCCCCCACCCAGTGCAATGTGGAAATTAACGATGCGCAGGTGACTGGTTTGTTGGGCTACCTTGGGTTGCTCAATGCCAACATCGACACATCAGCAATCGAAACCGCTGTTGCTACGCTTGTCGCAGCCAGCTAACCTGAAAGGAAAAACATATGGCAACTACAGTTATTACAAACTACTCGACCGAGTTGAACCAGGGTCCTCCTGGTAACCCGAACGTGTATGCTCCATTGCGTCCAAACCAGTTGAGCGGAAAGGTGCGCGTTGCGACGTTTACCTATACTGCTAACGGAGACCAAAACATCAATAACGCCCTGGCAATGCTTCCGTCTGGTGCTCGTATTCTGAGTCTCAAGTGGACTCCGAGTGCGTCACTTGGAAGTGCTACGGTGTCGTTCGGTCTGGCTGGCAAGTCCGGCACGATTGGACAAATTGATGATGGCACTGGCGCGGACACGGCCGCCCTGGGAACCACTGTCGCTGACGACACTGCGTTCTTTGGTGCCCTTGCTACGAATACCACGGCAAATGTGTTCGTTGAGCAAGTCACTGGTGCAGCCAAAGCCTGGTTGTATCAGACTGCGAAACAGGTGTATCTGACGTTCAGTGTCTCGAACACTGCTGCCTTGACGACGCAAGTCATCAAGGGTTACATCACCTATATCGTTGATTAAGTTGGTGGTTGGGCGCGGGAGGGTGGTTCCTCCATCCTCCCGCGTTTTATTTATGCCTGAAGGCGAACAAACATTTACTGTGGCAGCATTGCCAATTGCAAATAGTGCCCTCACACTTGTGGGCACTCGTCTTATTTCTACGGTTAATGATGCATCAAAGGAATGCGTGTTGGTTAAACTGAATTGGGATACGTATCGTCGTTCAGTTCTTCGTGATGGTCTTTGGAAGTTTGCTAAAGAAGCAAAACAGCTTCAGGCAGATTCCACATATCAAGCATCTTTCGGATATACTACACGGTATCCACTTCCTGCTGATTTCATTCGGTTGGTGAACTTCAATGATTTGAAGGGAAATTCTGATGGACCTGATTCTCCATACAGAATAATGAATGGTTACATATACACCAACATGAGTTATGCGAATCTGGTTTACATTGCTGATGTTACAGATGTAAGCCAATACGACCCCCTGTTTTGTGAAGCACTGTCAACTCACATTGCGGCTAAGATTTGTAACTCACTTACAGGTTCACCTGGTGGTGCTGATGCCTTAGAAAAGGCATATAAAGTTGCCATGCAGAAAGCTCGTTTTGTTGATTCCGTCGAAGACCCCTCGCCACAGCTCGACGTGGACACTTGGTTGCAGTCACGTGTTGGTATTCCGGGGTTATTTCGCGATCCGCAATTTCCAGCTGATACAACACCTGACTTTCCGTGAAATTCAACGCTGTCCAAACTAACTTTACTGCTGGGGAGATTTCTCCTCTAATGTATGGTCGCACTGATATTAACAAGTATCAGAATGGCACAAAGCTTCTTCGTAATTTCGTAGTTCGTCCACAGGGTGGTATTTGCAGACGTCCTGGGACTCAATACATTAATGGTTCGAAACTTAATACACATACACGAATCATTTCGTTTATCATTTCCAATTCGCTTAGTTATGTTTTGGAATTCGGTAATCAATACATACGTTTCTATACTGGTGGTGGAATTGTTACAAGCAGTGGTAATCCAGTTGAAGTGACTACGCCTTATTTGTCAAACGAACTTGACCAACTATATGTTGCTCAGTCGAATGACGAGATGTTCATTGCACATCCGAATCATCCACCACAAGTTCTTACCAGATTGTCCAACACATCCTGGACACTGGCACAGTATGTTCCAGAAGACGGTCCTTATATGGACATCGATACAACTGGAACCAAGGTTCGGTTTACACAATCAAGTGATTCAGTTACTGCCACAATGATTGTTGACCCGACTTCAACAATTACTGCTACAGCTTCTTCATCAATCTTTAGTTCAGGCAGTGTTGGTAAATATGTTTACTGCACCACCGGTCCACAGCCGTTCATGTTGATTGCAACATATACATCTGGGACGGTTGTATCTGGAACAATGCTTGCTGCAAGTGCTTATTTGACTTACAATGGTGTTGCTGTTTTTAACTCGGGAACAATTACGACAATCACAAACTGCTTTACTGCTTCCAGTGTTGGTAAATACATGGTAATTGGAACTGCTCTTTACCTGATAACTGGGTATACGAATGCTACACATGCAAGTGCCACAGCTCAGTCAACTGTTTCACTTGGAGTTGCTACAATTACATTAAGCGGTTCTGGAACTCTTTCATCTTCTAATGTTGGGCAATACCTGGAATATGCCATTGACGGAACATTTTACCTCACTCTAGTTCTTTCAGTAATTTCTCCAACTGTCTGCAAGGTTCAAATCATACCGAATATCGTTGTTGATGATGGAACACTAGACATTAACATAACTACAGCAGCTGGAGTGACTTTAATAACATCTGGGTTTGCTGGAACATTTGTTCAAGAAGATTTAGGTAAATATGTTCGCGATGCCAACTCACAGACGTGGGCAAAACTTAATGGCATCGTAAACACCTCACAGGGTAATGGTAAACTAATAACGATGGTTCCATACACCTATCCATCTGCTAATGTAGTTCTTAGTGACGACCGTGTGATTTCAGGGTCTCTTCTTTTCACTAACCCAACATTAGACCCGTCTGATGTTGGTAAACAATTTCGTTTGCAGTTTGGAACATATTGGCGTTCAGCAACAGTTACTGCTGTTAATTCTCCAAACCAAGCTACTTGCACACTGAATGACTTCATGCCGATTGACTTAATCAATCCGGCAAATCCATATGCCGCAGGTCTTGCTGATAACTTTCGTCACGGTTCATGGACATCACTTAATGGTTGGCCGGCGATTGTTGCATTTTACGACCAGCGGTTAATTTGGGCAAATACAACTTCACAACCTTCCACACTATGGTTTAGCCAACCGGGAGACTTTTACAACATGGCTCCCACAGAAGGTGATGCTACTACACTTGCTACAGATGCTATCTATGTGACCCTGGTTTCATCAGGAGCTGACCAGATTACTTGGATTAAGTCTGCACAATCACTGATGGTTGGAACGTTTGGTGGAGAATACATGATTAGTTCTGCAACAGGTGCTGGACTTTCATCGTCTAATGTTTCAGTATCTGGACAAAGCTTTTATGGGTCAATTGCCCCAACAACTGCTTTCAGGTTTGGTGTTGCCACACTATTTTTACAACGTGGTGGTAACAAACTGCGTGAGATGCTTTACCAGTTTCAGTATAATGCTTTCAATTCGAAAGACATTTCGATTGTCAGTGAGCATATTATGCGCATTCGCAGTGGCGCTAAACTAATGGCATATCAAGTAGACCCGATTTCAATCTTTTGGATTGTCTGCAACAATGGTGATTTGGTAAGTTGCACGTATGAACGCGACCAGGATTTAGTCGCATTTGCTCCACACACTATCGCAGGTGGAACAGTGGAATCGATTTGTGTTGTTCCCAATACCGGACGCGACGATGTTTACCTGGTTGTTAACAGAACAATCAATAATGCCACTGTGCGTTATATTGAAATGATTTCACCGTTTTTCGATACTGATTCAGGTGATACTCTTTCAACAATGAATTTTGTTGACTGTAACTCGAACTACAATGGAACGCCTGCGACGACGATTTCAGGTTTGTCCTATCTGCAAGGTCAAACAGTTTATGCTGTTGCTGATGGTAAAGTTGTTGGTCCATTTACAGTAAGTGGTGGGGGAACAATCACATTGTCTGTTGCTGCAAGCAACGTGACTGTGGGTTTGATTTACTCATCGACTGTTGGAACACTAAATCCAGATGGTGGTTCACAGACTGGAACATCACAAGGTAAACGTAAACGTGTTAGTGAATTAAGTGTCCGTGTGAAAGATTCCCTGCCTTTCCAACATGGACAAGACCTTACGAAACTGACAATGATTGATGCGCAAAACTTTGTTGCAGATCTGAATGATTTAGGAACAGCGGGAACACTGGTAAGTGGAGATACCCGCTTTAGTGTTGATATGGCGTGGGACGTCGGCGCTGAATACTACATCACCCAATCCCAACCAGTCCCCCTGACCATTGTATCGTTAATGCCAATTATTCAAACCAATGAATGAAGTTGCTGAAATCGTGGATGATAAAGCTGTGGAAAAATTAGCAATAGATTTGCTTAATGTTCCGCAAGTTGATTGCCCAGTGACGCATAAGTTTTGTCAAGGTATTTATTACCGGGAAATCTTTATGCCGGCTAGTTCGTTTGTTATTGGCAAAAAGCATAAGACGCAGCACTTTAACATCATCCTGTGTGGTCGCGCAAAAGTTCTTATGG